GAAGTAGCTTTTCTCTTTAGGTCTATTAACTCTTTGTGGGTACTGTAAAATTCTCTCTCCCACTTTTCAAGTTTCTTTCCTTTAGACTTCTTACCTCTAATGTTCATTACCTGTGAAAACAAGCCATCTCCAATTTCATTAAATAGACCTAGAAAAGTCCACCAATGAAGGTACTTAACTTCTCTTGTTTCGTAACCGGCTACTTTATTAATAGCCGGAAAGATTATACTTTCATCTTGTTCCCAATCAAGTATTTTTCTTTGATTTTGAGATTTTGGAATATCTCCACCATCAAGAAACCACATTGCTTTTTTAATAGCTTGTTCTGTATTAGCCGGTACTTCTTTATACAAACACTTCAGACATACTAAAGCCTTACAATATTGGTCTAGTTCAGGGTCATTGAATGCTTGAAATATTAACAATGCAACACGGAAATCTGAATTAATTTCATATGTTGCATTGTCAATTTCAAGGCTTTTAGGAAGTTCACCAATCATTTTACTTTAGATGTGTACTTATGTACCTTTTCAGCGATTTCTTGTTGTTCTACCCCAATATCTTTTTTTATAGAAGGAAGAATTGCCTCTAAAAAATTCTGAAAAACAGGCTTACCGCCGGCAATGCTGATACAGTTAGTATTACCAAATATAATATCAGAAACATCACCATCAAAAATGAAATCTATTTGTTTTCTGATTTTTCTATCTACACTTACGAAAAGATTATTAGCCTCATCAAATGTATTTGCAGTAGAATTTTCATATTCTTTTGCAATCTTATCAATTTGTTTCATTCCTTTTGTGAATCTATCAAAAATCGCATAATCGGTCATTTTAATACGCAAAATTCTACTTTCATCACCGTTAATAGAATATTCTTTATATCCAACATCAAAACTTAAATTGTTCATTAGACTTCTCCTATACTGCTGTAAATGTTGGTACTTTGTTAGTAATAGCAACAGTACCTTTCTGACGATTACCTTCAAGCGAAACATTGTAAGGAATATTTACACCACTATTGTTACCACCTGCACCACCGTAAGACTGTGGCTTTACAAAACAATCCTCTACCCAAGCACTAGCACCTGTAACTGCACCTGATGCATCAATAGTAGCATTGTTATCAATAAGTACTTCAAGAATTTTTGTTCTGCAATTTTCTCCTGTAAGTCTATTCATAGCAATGTCTTTTAGCTTGTCAAAGATTTCATCTTCTGTGTTTGCATAGTATGTTTCTACACCTAGAGTTGGTGCGTAACCATTATCAATAGTTTGGTCAAGAATATTCTTTGAGTCTGCCTCCGGATTTAGTTCCATTGATAGTTCCTCAATATCTCTACCGATTAGAAACCAACTAGGTGTCTGACTACCAAAACTAGCGTCAATGTAGTGCATTAAGTAACTTCTTTTTAGCTTACCTGAATACTTGCCGGGTGTACCACTTACTGCTTTTGTTTCTGCCATAATATTACCTTCTTTCATTAAAAATCAATTTTGTATTGTGATATAATCTGCAACTGATATACCACACCGTTATTCATATTGCCATTTGGTATTTCGTAAATCATACCATTTGAACAAGTTAACTTTGTTAGAGTGCCTATATACTCTTTGTCACCCACCTTGACAGTAACTTCTTGATTATCTGCAAAATGTTCAAGGTACATTTGAAGTGAGAGTAAAGCACCTGTATTTACCATTCTGTCATAGTCATTAACGGACTGATACACTGCATACAGAATAAAGTTATGTTGTCTTGTCTGATTACCTAAAATATCTTCTTTTAGCAATGTATCACCTGTTGAAGATAGTCCGTAACTATCAATTGTATCATCTGTAAAGTCAATAGAGATTTCATTACACACTTCATTAATTTGTGGAAAACTCTGCAAAGCTGACTTTACTACTTCAATTATGTTCATTTCACATTACCACCTAAAATTTTTGCAGTACCGTTCAGGATAACATCTTCCTTATCCTTTTTCATTCGTTCAAACCACATTTTACCGGCTAGAGGGTGCTTAGCAGTTGAATACTTTAATTCTCTACCGGTAGGGTATTTCTTTGGTGGACTGTAAAAGCCTACCAATTCACCATTCTTGTATAGTGGAATATTAGGACCATAAACAACACCATAGTATAAATACCTTGCATAAGGTCCTAACTGTACAACCTTACCACTACCTATAACTGTACCTACTGTGGCAGACTTAAACAGAAAGCCTGTATCCATAGGTGTGTATGGTATCATCTGCCTTATAACTTCATTGTCTACAAACCTTTGTGCCTTTTGAAATTCTTTTTCAGTTAAAGAACCAAAGTCACTACGCCATTTAAGATTTAAACTTCCGTTAGGTGTGTTAATTGTGTTATCTTGTGGCTGACTAATAATCATACATTCACCTACTTTCCACTAATCTTGATGTGTTGTAACCTTTTAGCACCATAGTCCTTGATGTCTATTGACATAATAGTGTTGTAACTAAAAGACTTGTTAAACTCTTTCATACTTTCCGATACTGTCTTTTGGTCGGTATTATTAAATTCAAAGTCACAATAACCTTTTACAATAAGGTCTTGTGAGAGTTTCTTAGGCACAATCTTCATTCCTGGGAAAACATCATTAGCCGGTAACAAGCTACTGCTAGGAGTGATTACAAGGCTATCAAGTGGTATATATACAGTTACACTGTCAGCATTCTGTAAACCACTTTTCATAACATTACTTGCCTTGTTCTCTTGCCAATGACAATGGGGTACATAAAACTTACTGTACCCCACCCCATTAAAATGATATATAGTACATTTAAAATTAGTAATCACTTTACACCTCTGTACAGTAAACCTGTACCACTTAGCCACATATAAATTACAGACTTAATTTTCTTTGACAAAACCTGTCTTTGGCTTTCTGTACTTTCATATGTAACTGACATATCACCTGTCTTGTCAGAGGTTACATAGTTACTACTATTTTGCTCAGCATTATAAAGCAGTTCAGCTACTTCACAACAACACATTTTTACTTGTTCAGGTATATCGCCCTCATCAATGTTGTCACAAGTATAGTGCCTAATATAGTTAGTTGCTTTACGGAAATAAACATAAGGGTTAGCAGTATTAATGACTGCACCTTGATATTTATTTTTATAAAAATCCATATTTGCATAAATCATCATACTGCTTTACCTCTTATACAGATACTGACTGAGTAGCTGTGTTCTGTGTTACTGTGTGACAGTAGATACCTGCTACTTTGTTCTGATACACCCTAGCAATACCAACATTACGATAACCAAAAGTCCATGCATCTGCATCAGGGTTTGCGTTAGGGTCAATAATCTTAGGTACTTTGTGCTTGGTGTACTGGATTACTGCTGACTTATGGATAATCTCAAAGTTAATGTCAACAGATTTTGCTGACTTAGCATAACCACCTTTTTCCTGACCACTGGTCTTACCGTCATTTAGTGTAATGTTAGTCATAAATCTTGATGATGGTACAGGAACAATCTTAGAAAATCTTTCAAGCACTTTTCTTGACTTTGTTGTATCCATATCATCAATTACACCGTAAAGGTCTGAACGAATGTACAGAATTCTGTTATCTGTAGGTACTTCGTCATCATCCATCTTTGCAGTAGCAGTACGAAGGGCCTTGATAATACTGTCACCTGTAGAAAGGCTACCATATGCAGAAGAAATACCCTTGATACCTGAGTATGTAGAAAATCTAAATGCATCAAGTTCAGGTACTTCCTTAGTACGGATAAACTCACCTGCAAGTCTGCCAAATGCAATACCGGCAGTTTCAATATTATCCATACTGTCAACCGTAAACTTTCTGCCTCTATCGTAGTTACAAGCTACTGTCTGATTCTTAATAGTTACATCACCGTTAATATAACCACTGTTACGGTCATAGTTAGCAAGACCGTCCATTTCAATCATTGGAATAATCAGTTCGTTAGCATTAGCACCGGCTTGTGCTAGTTCTGATGCACCGTCCAGCTCAGAAGTGAGTGCAGAATTCTTATACACTTCATCAAGAAGTGGCACATAGGATTTTGCTAATTCAATAGTATTTGCCATAAAATAAAACCTCTTTTCTTAATTAATTATTTTCTTTTGGTTCACCTAAACCCATAGCAGACCTAATGGCTGACATTGATTCAGGTTTAATATTTGTGTTACCGGTGTTCTTTACCGGATTTTTGAAAGGCTCATCTGACTTGAACATGTAGTCATTTTCTGTCTTTACATCCTTGATAGCCTTTTCAATATCTTCTGCTTGATTTTTTGATGTTTTAAGGTTGTCAAGGTCAAGCAAAGCCTTAACAGCTTTACTGTTCTTTGCACCACTTTTTGATAAAGCCGTATCAAGTACAGAAGTAAACTCCATATCTGAAATTTTATCCTTGTACTCTTTGTCCTTGTTTGCAAGTTCTGTGTTAAGACTATCAATTTTACCTTGTAAGTCCTTAACATCAACCCCATCAAATTCTTTTAGTGCATCTTGTGCAGTCTCTAGCTGATCCTTTAGGCTATCTCTTTCCACAATAAGTGGTTGTTTAGCCTTTTCTAAATCTTGGTTGTACTGATTCAGAACCTTATCAATATTATCCTTATCAAGTCCTAAATCTTCTAAAAATTTTCTTTGCATAATAGCTCCTTTCGATACGCTTTTTAACGAGGTAGCACCTCTTTCTATCCTTAGTTTAACGACTTAGGAACGGTCAATATTTGTAATTTTGGGTATAAAAAAAGCACCTTACAAAATGTAAAGTGCTTAAGTAGCAGTA